TGTAACGCACCCTGTCATTGCCGAAGCGGTTACCCAGTTTCAATCCCAGGCGTACAAAGAGTTGTTGCCGTCTTCTGGACCTGTTCGCACCCAGATCATAGGGTCCCCTACTCCTGAATCGGAATCCCAAGCACAGCGTGTCAAAGAGTTCATGAACTATGAGATCATGCATGTGATGCAGGAGTACGATCCTGAGATGGACCGCATGTTGTTCTATCTGCCGTTGGCCGGAAGTGCGTTCAAAAAGATTTACTTTGATGACATCTTGGACCGGGCCGTGGCACGTTTCGTACCAGCGGATGATTTGATTGTTCCGTATAATGCGACAGATCTAGCTTCCGCGTCCAGGGTTGCTCATGTTATCCGCATGGATCTAAACAATGTCCGTAAGAATCAGGCGGCAGGGTTCTATCGAGATGTGGAGCTTTCTCCTTATGAGGAAGCGGACACGCTTCGTGAAAAAGAACGTGAGCTTGTAGGCGTAGAAAAAACGGTAGATGACCTAGACTGCACGTTGATCGAATTTCATATCGACCTTGATTTAAAAGGTTTTGAGCATAGGCATCCTCTGGACAATGAGGAAACCGGGATCAAGCTTCCGTACATAGTTACATTGGATGAGGGAAGCGCCAAAATTCTTTCAATCCGGCGCAACTGGAAAGAAGGCGACGAGTATTACCACAAGAACCAGTACTTCGCTCATTACAAGTTCTTGCCGGGTCTAGGGTTTTATGGGCTTGGCCTACTTCACATGATTGGTGGACTAGGCCGTTCTGCAACTTCTATTCTGAGGCAATTGATTGATGCTGGTACTTTGGCAAATCTTCCTGCTGGTTTCAAAGCTAGGGGTATTCGTATACGTGACTCTGATGAGCCTCTTGCTCCTGGTGAGTTTCGCGATATTGATGCTCCTGGGGGCGCTTTGCGGGATAGCATCATTCCCCTTCCGTACAAGGAGCCGAGCCAGACTTTATTTGCGTTACTAGGGTTTGTGGTTGAGGCCGGCCAACGTTTTGCAGCTATTGCGGACATGCAGGTTGGTGATGGCAATCAACAGGCGCCCGTGGGTACTACAGTCGCGCTTTTGGAGCGTGGCTCGAGGGTTATGTCAGCCATTCACAAACGGCTGCACTACGCTCAGAAACAAGAATTCAATATGCTGTCTAAGATATTTGCGGAATCTTTGCCGCCTATGTATCCGTACAGTGTCTATGGGGCGGAAGCCACGATCAAACAGACGGATTTTGATGACCGCATAGACATCCTCCCTGTTTCGGATCCAAATATCTTTTCTTTATCGCAGCGGCTTGCCTTGGCGCAGAGCCAGTTGGAACTAGCGCAGTCCAACCCGCAGATGCACAATCTGTTTGAGGCGTACCGCCGTATGTACCATGCGCTTGGTGTTCAGGACATTGAGTCTATTTTGCCAACGCCCAAACCGCCCCAGCCGACAGATCCAGCTATTGAGAACGCACGTTCTTTGATTCAGGAGACGCTTCAGGCATTCCCGACTCAGGATCATGATGCCCACATCACTTCGCATCTTGTCTTTATGAAGACGCCTGTGCCGGCTGGAACGCCGCCCGTACTGGGTCTTTTACAAGCACATATCTGTGAGCATATTGCCCTGAAGGCGAGGGGAACGGTTCAAGCGAAAATGATGATGGTAGCAGAACAAGCAGCGGCTCAAGGAATGCAGCCGCCCCAGATCGATGTTGAAGCGGAAGTCGCGCAATTGATTGCGGAATATACGCAAGAGATCATGCCTCTGTTGGGTCCACCTCCAGGTGCGGATGTTGATCCTTTGGTCAAGCTGCGTGAGAAAGAACTGGACATCAAAGCTCTGGATATGGAGCGTAAAGCGACTGAGTTTTCTGACCGATTGGGGTGGGAAGAGCGTCGAGAAGCGGAAAACAACGAGATAACCCGAGAGAAAATTGATTCCCAGGAAGATATTGCGCTCTTACGTGCCGATGTGAACAGGGAACGTATAAACGAGATGGGCAAAGAGTACGGGAGCGCCCCAGGGCGTGGGGAATAGATGGCTCTTACTAAAAAAGGCAAGAAGATCCGCCGTAACATGCGTAGGGTTTACGGTACTAAAGAGAAGGGGGACAATGTGTTCTATGCCTCTATCAACAAAGGTAAGGTTGAGGGCGCGGAACGAAAGACGAAGAAAAGCAGAGCGTGAATGTTTCACGTGAAACATTTTAGAACGTTAGGAGAACGTTATGGATGATAATAAGGGACTTGAGCCCGGAAAGACGTATGATGTCACGCACGGTACGGAAGATGTACCTGTGGAGTGGGGTCGGAAGAAGTTGGACCGTAGGTCGGAAAAGCTCATCCAAGGCACCGAGTTTCAGGTGCGTGGCCGGTACTTCAACGACAATAACGGCAAAGGAACTTTCTGATGCCGGCTGGAGTTATCTATCCCGACAAGATGGATGCCCAAGACTATGCGGATGAGGTTGGCGGCAAGGTTCGCCAGGTTGGTGGTGGGTATGTTGTAAAAACTGGCCGTGGGCCGATGCCGCGTGTCGTAGACGAATTAGGCTATTCTCATGGTGGCACGGCTTCTTTCAAACGTGAGCCTATTCGTTACTCCAAGGGGGGAGCGGTAAAAGGAAAACGGTTCTCTGGGAGCTATTGATGGAAGATACTTTGTCGTTTGCATACGGCATTTTAAAGACGGTAGAAAGTCGTATAACCTTAACACAAGAAAACATATTGCATGGCTCTCCTTCTACAATGGAAGCGTATAAGCAACTGGTAGGGGAATTAGAAGGGCTTGAATATGCGGAGCGGGAAATCAAGGACCGCTTAGAGAAAATGGAGAAAGAAGAATGAGCAAGACCTTATATGTGCCAGATCACATAGCGGCTCCTCAAGCTTCCGCCAAGGAAGCTTATGTGGCTAAAGAAGACAAAGTTTTAAATCCCGAACTTCTAGATGTTTCATTAAGTGAACGTCTGCCCCAGCCGACAGGGTGGCGTATTTTAGTGATGCCCTATATAGGGAAAGCCACCACGGATGGCGGTGTGTTTATTCCTGATGCAGTAAGGGATCGTGAGGCATTGGCAACGGTTGTTGCCTATGTCGTAAAGGTTGGACCACTGGCGTACAAGGATCCTCATAAATTTGGTGAGGACTGTGAGCCGTGGTGTCAAGAAGGTCAATGGATTTGTATTGGCCGTTATGCTGGAGCTAGGTTCAAGATCGAAGAAGGTGATGTCCGAATCATTAATGATGATGAGGTGCTTGCCACGATTCTTGAGCCTGATGATATTAAACATGTCTAGAAAGGAGAAGACGATATGATGGATAGGACATGCCAGATACCGAAGAAACAAAAATAGATGTTGGTGATTCGGAAGAATCTCCCATTGAGGTAGATCTCTCAGAGGAGAAGAGCGAAGATTCTTCTCAGGAAAATGAAAAAGTAGAAGTTGAAACCCCGTCTGATGGAAAAGATGGCGAACTTGAGGACTACTCCAGAAATGCCAAAAGTCGAATTAATGATCTAACCGCCAAGTACCGAGAGGAAGAACGGCAGAAACAAACGGCCATTCAATTTGCGGAAAATGTCCGTAAAGAGAACGAAGCCCTTAAACATCGTTTGGACAATCTTGATAAAGGATATCAAGAAGAATTTGGCAACCGGGTTACGTCCCAGATCGATTCGGCCAAACGAATCCTAAAAGATGCCCATGAAAGTGGAGATGTGGACAAGCTGGTAGAAGCCCAAGAAGCTTTGGCCCAGTTGACCGCTGAAAGACAGAGATTATCTGTTGCTCAAAAGGAAGTGGTACAAGAACAGCCCGCTGTCCCTCAAGCTCCACAACCTCAAGCCCAACCCGCCCCTCCTCCTGATCCTCGCGCCCAAGCGTGGGCAGAGAGGAACGGTTGGTTTGGGAATGATGAGGCCATGACATACGCGGCTTTTGGAATACATAGGAGGCTTGTGGAAGATGAAGGATTTGACCCACAGTCAGAAGCCTACTATAGTGAGATTGATAAACGTCTAAAGTCCGAGTTTCCACACAAGCTTGGTCAGAAAGGCGCCACTGCCGGGGGAAGCCAAAAGGTTGCGTCAGCCGAAGGCTCCAAATCCCGCAATAAAGGTGGACGAAGAAAAGTGCGGTTATCCGCCTCACAGATTGCAATTGCCAAGAAGCTCAATGTGCCTCTTGAAGAATATGCAAAATATGTGAGGGATTAGCCATGAATACCGAGAACACTACTCGCCAGAAGTCACCCAAGACGCCCAGAGCCAAAGACACACGGGAACAGCAAACACGCTCGACTCCGTGGACGCCGCCGTCCATGTTGGACGCCCCACCAGCGCCGGAAGGTTATCGGCACAGGTGGATAAGAGCAGAGGTCATGGGTTATGATGACCGAAAAAACGTATCATCCCGTTCCCGAGAGGGTTGGGAATTGGTACGCGGGGAAGAATTCCCAGACTTCGATATTCCTACCGTTGAAGACGGCAAACATGCCGGCGTCATAGGGGTAGGAGGACTGCTCTTAGCACGGATCCCGGAAGAGATTGCTGATGAACGCAACGCCTATTTCTCAGGCATGGCTCGAGATCAGATGTCGGCTGTTGATAACGATTTAGCTCGTGAACAACATCCGGCAATGCCGATCAGCAAACCTGAACGGCAGTCTAGTGTAACTTTTGGAGGTCCTCGCAAGGTAGAGGGCCAGGAGTAAATAGATGGCTAACAGTCAAGGAAGTTTTGGCTTACGTCCCTTACAGATGTTGGGCCAAGCTGCTAACTCGACCGGTACTGCCAACTACCCAATGTACGAAATCGCTAATGGCAATACGAATGCCATTTACAAAGGCTCTCCCGTTATTCCCCTTACTACGGGGTATATTGATATTGTGGGAGCCGCCGCAGGGGGCTCAGTAAGTCTTCTTGGCGTTTTCATGGGTTGTGAGTATGTGGCTAGTACTACATTGAAACCCACGTTCAGTAACCACTGGCCTGGTTCTGGAGCAGACAGTAATCATCCGATTAAAGCGTATGTTGCTGATGATCCAAACCAGTTATTTGTCATTGCGACAGATGCTACGTGGACCAGTAAAGCAACCGCTATAGCTGACAGATTCAAAAACGCACAGTTTGCGACAGCGACAAGCGGGACAACCGCTACTGGTCTTTCTTCTGCATCAGTGGACATAAGTACCGCAGCGACTACCGCCGCTGATTTTCATCTCAGAATAATGGGATGGGAAGACAATCCAGAGAATCTGGATTTCACGGCTGCTGGGGTTGGTGTGATTGTTCGTTTGAACAACCACTTTAGTGCGCCGAATGGTTCCGCAAACGCGGGTACAACCATTTCGACCACTGGCATTTAGAGGAGTTGAGATATGGCTATTTCTAGAGCCCAACTAGCTAAAGAGCTAGAGCCTGGCCTCAACGCCCTTTTTGGACTTGAGTACGCTAGGTACGATAACGAAGCTGCTGAACTTTATGACACTGAATCCTCAGAACGTGCATTTGAGGAGGAGGTCATGCTCTCCGGTTTTGGCTCCGCGCCAGTTAAATCGGAAGGGTCAGCGGTATCCTTTGATGATGCACAAGAGGCGTATACCGCCAGGTATACGATGGAGACAATCGCGCTTGCTTTCTCCATTACGGAGGAAGCAATCGAAGATAATCTCTATGATCGTCTCGCTTCCCGTTATACGAAAGCGTTGGCACGTAGCATGTCCAACACCAAACAGGTGAAGGGCGCAGCTACGTTGAACAATGCCTTCGATAGCAACTTTGTGGGAGGTGATGGTCTGGAGTTATGCTCCACAGCTCACGTGTTGGTAAATGGCAATACCTTTGCTAATGAACCCACCACGGCGGCTGACTTGAACGAAACCAGCCTTGAGAATGGTCTTATCGACATAGCTGGCTATGTAGATGAGCGAGGACTCAAGGTTTCCGTTCGTGGCATGAAGATGTTTGTGCCGCCCGCACTTCAGTTCGTGGCGGATCGTCTTCTGGAATCCACTCTTCGTCCGGGAACTGCGGATAATGACATTAATGCTGTGCGGAACATGGGAATGCTCCCGCAGGGTTATGTTGTTAACCACTATCTCACGGACACGGATGCATGGTTCCTCAAAACGGATGCCCCGCGTGGGTTCATCCACTTTGAGCGTCTTCCCATGTCCACGAAGATGGAAGGTGACTTCGACACCGGGAATGTGAGGTACAAAGCCCGTGAGCGTTACAGCTTTGGGTATTCGGATCCACGTTGCGTGTACGGTTCACCTGGAGCGTAAAGAAAATAGAGGGAAGGGAAACCTTCCCTCGCTTTCTGGGAAAATCTTAGCCCTAGCGACTGACCCAGCAGACGCTTACGAAGACTCTAGGGCGAAACCTTTCGTAAGGAGGTACTTATGAGTACTACACGTTTTTCTGGACCAGTAGCATACAGCGGTGGAGCTAATCAAGTCGCTGGTGGTGCGTGGTTTACAAATTTACCCATCCAAACAAACCCTGATTATGTTTTCCAGTATGAAGATTTTACTGGGATCGCAGTTGATGGGACCAATGATTGGACCTATTCACAACTTACCAGTGGTACAGGTGCTATTTTAGCTGACGCTGTTGGCGNCTGGTA